AGGAGACTGTTGTACAGTTTGGTGCCATTTCTATTAATGGTCCGGAAGAAGCAATTAATTTTAATTTTACTATTATTGAAAGTCCTGATGATTCATTAACGGTTGAAGATAAGCACTTTCAAGAGTTTTGTGGATTAGTCTTACATGACGTCATTGAAATGGCTATAAGTAAAGACGAATTAATAATGAAAGATAAAAATGAGTAAAAAAGAACCTTGGAGAATGCCATTAGATTTAAGACTTGTGGATTTTCATAAACCTTTACTAAAACAATTTCCATTACAGCTTTTTATTTGTAATATAATTGGTTTTAGTTTAATAGCATTTGTGATAGCATTGAGTTGATATGAGAATATTAATTATGGGTTTACCCGGTTCTGGCAAGACACATTTGGCCGTAAGACTACAACATCATTTAAAAAATTGTGCATGGTACAATGCGGATGCTATTCGTAAAATGGCAGACGATTGGGACTTTACCGAATCAGGTAGACACAGACAAGCAGAACGAATGAACACACTAGCCAACTTTGAAGGTACTCGAGGTCGTACAGTCATATGTGACTTTGTGTGTCCAACAATTGAAACTAGAAAATTGTTTGATCATGATATTATGATTTGGATGAATACTATAGAACAAGGCCGGTTTGAAGATACAAATAAGATGTTTGAAAATCCTGACAACGCTACATATACCGTTAAGGGATTTCAGTCTGATGAAGAAATACTAAATTTTGCAACACAATTAGGGAGTGCTTATGGCATTTGATTGGAAGAAACCAACAGCGCAAATGCTGGGACGATGGCAACCATGGCACAAAGGCCATACTAATTTATTTAAAAAAGCATTAGAACAAACTGGTCAAGTAGCTATTATGGTTCGAGACGTTGGTGGAATTATCGGTCAGGATGCCGGCGGTGGTAGAACAGTAAAACAAGATGACAATCCATTTGATTTTAATTTTGTTTCTGCGCAAATTATTCTTAATTTGCAAAATGAGGGATTTACAATAAACGAAGAATATGTTATAATGGAAGTACCAAACATTGTTGACATTAGTTACGGTCGTGGTGTTGGGTATACTTTTACTGAGCATGATCTTGGAGAAGAGATTCATAAGATTAGTGCTACCAATATCCGTAAAAACATGCGAGAAAGTGGAATGCTTTGAACACAAACATTGAACAGACTATATTGCGAAACCTTCTAGTGGATGATAAGTTCATGCGGAAGGTTTTGCCTTTTATAAAGAATGATTATTTTGAAGGCGTTTATCGCCAACTGTTTAAACAAGTCGGACTATACGTCCAGAAATATAATAAACTACCGACTCAAGAATCTTTTAAAATTGAGTTAGACGATGCTGATAATTTTAACGATGAACAATATCGTCACGCAGTGGAAATTCTACCTGAGATATTTAGAACAGAAAAAATTGATGACGAATGGCTAATTGATAAGACTGAAAAATGGTGTCAGGATAGAGCGTTACACAATGCTGTTATGGAATCTATCAGTATTATCGATGGTAAACATCAAAGTCTTTCAAAGAATGCGTTACCTGAGATCCTCTCTGACGCTCTGGCAGTTAACTTTGACGCAAATATCGGCCATGACTATATCGAAAACTTTAGTGAGCGATATGAGTTTTATCATAAAGAAGAAGAACGTATTCCGTTTGACCTTGATTATTTTAATAAAATTACAAAAGGTGGTTTGCCAAACAAGACTTTGAATATTGCATTGGCTGGTACCGGTGTCGGTAAGTCATTGTTCATGTGTCACGTAGGTGCCGCAGCTTTGACTGAAGGTAAAAACGTTTTATATATTACAATGGAAATGGCAGAAGAACGTATTGCAGAACGTATTGATGCTAACCTTCTTAATATTCCTATTGATCAATTAGACAAGCTATCAAAAGATATGTTCTCGCAGAAAGTATCTCAGCTTGCTAAACAAACAAACGGTCGGTTAATTGTAAAAGAATATCCTACCGGTTCAGCTCACTCAGGACACTTTCGTGCCTTGTTGAATGAACTAAAACTTAAAAAGAAATTTGAGCCAGATATTATCTTTATTGATTATTTAAATATCTGTGCATCCTCACGTATGAAAGGTATGGGCGGTGCGATTAATTCTTATACTTACGTTAAAGCTATTGCGGAAGAACTCAGAGGTTTGGCAGTCGAATTTGACGTTCCGGTCTTATCTGCAACTCAAACGACACGTAGTGGTTACTCTAACTCAGATGTTGGGCTTGAAGATACGTCCGAGTCTTTTGGATTACCCGCGACCGCGGATCTAATGTTTGCTCTAGTATCTACAGAAGAGCTTGAGCAGCAAGGCCAAATAATGGTAAAGCAGCTAAAGAATAGATATAATGATCCAACATATAAGAAACGATTTATTCTTGGTATTGACAGATCAAAGATGAGACTGTTTGACATTGATGAGAATAGTCAAACGTTGACAGACGATACGCCGGTCTTTGATAAGGCTGAAATGAACAAGCGATTTGAGGACTTTAAACTTTGAAGGTAAGATTAATTGGTTACACTCAACCACCAGAAGATATCGTCGGTCTCGACGATCTACAAGACATCGTCGCGTATTGTGCCCGTGTCTCCAACCCATCCAACCAAATCAACTCAGAGACATCGGGAAAACTCCTCGACTACCTCATCAAGCACAAACACTGGTCACCGTTCGAAATGTGCTCGGCCACGCTCGAAGTCGAAACGACAAGAGATATTGCGAGACAGTTCCTCAGGCATAGGTCGTTTTCCTTTCAAGAGTTTAGCCAGCGTTATGCTGATATTCGTTCTTTTAATAATTCTTTTGTGATACGTGAGGCAAGACTTCAAGACGAAAAGAATCGGCAAAATAGCGTAGCTAATACAAATAAGAAGCTTTCTATGGAATGGGACGCTAAACAAAATAAAGTAATAAAAGAAGCTAAAGCTGCTTACGACTGGGCAATAAAAAATGGAATCGCAAAAGAACAAGCAAGAGTGGTATTACCAGAAGGCAATACCGTTAGCAAGTTGTATGTTAATGGCACCATTCGTAGCTGGATACATTATATCGAGCTCCGTTCTGCAAATGGGACACAACTTGAACATATGGAATTGGCAAGAGAAGTCGGACAAACAATAGCAAAGATTTTTCCATATTTTGCAGAGTGACAATTATGTTACACATAACCGCTGAGACAAAATAACTGTGTACATTTGTTTTTTTATGTGGTAAGATAGTATCATATAAAAAATGAGGCAGTACAATGAAAAAGTTAATATCAGCAGTATTAATCAATACCGTCATAGCAACATCAGTTGCGTACGCAGGTATTGACGTTGTTAAAAAGAAGCAACAATCAGAGAACCTAGAATGTTTGGCTTTAAATATTTACTTTGAGACTTCAGCTCGCAGTTTAGCAGATTCTATGGCTGTAACAGATGTTGTTTTAAATAGAGTTGAGAGTACACGTTATCCAGATAATATTTGTGACGTTGTACATCAAGGATATAAAAAAGGTAGTCGCTATTGTCAGTTTAGCTGGTATTGTGATGGTAAATCAGACACACCTCATAATGATGAGGTGTGGGAAAAGTCACGTAAGTTTGCACGTGACATGTTAGTCAACGGCCAGTTTCGTGGTATAACTGAAGGAGCAACACACTATCACGCTACTTACAGTAAACCATTCTGGTCATCTAAACTTAATCGTATTGCTCGTATCGGAGCACACATATTTTATTGGGAGAAGTAATGATAAATTCAACTATGGCATCAGATAGCATAACAACAATATCTCTAGATGATCCAAGAGACACAATTGTTAACTTGACAAGTGATACTACATTTGATTATGTTGATTATAAGTTCGGTGAGAATAAATACTTACGAGAGCTAAAGGAGTATATTGATTCAACTTATCAAGGGCACTATGCTACAAATAAATTTCAGTCGACTGAAGTTATTATTGCTAGAGGTCATGGTACAGGTTTCTGTATGGGCAATGTTGATAAGTACGCTAATCGATACGGTAAAAAAGGTACTAAGGAGGATGCTCGTAAGGATCTCCTAAAAGTTATCCATTACGCATTATTGCAATTACATGTACACGATAGTGAAGAGGAAGAATAAATACGTAGCATATGACGATAGTGGCTATGTGATAATTATATCACATAATCCACGTATAGTTAAGCATCAAGCTGAATTGGCGATGTTTAAAAGGGTAAATAACCCCATAGATGATTGAGGATATACAGCACCCCGGGGCGGTACCGGGCGCCTCCACCAAAACTACATTATGTCCGTGACTCCTTGGCGGGGCTGATCACCAACAGGAGTAGGTTGCAACCGTAGTGTAGTTTTGATGGGGGCGAAATAGGAATCGACTGGTATTTGAGTCTATAAATCACAAATGCAAACAATAATTTTGCACCTTCTAATTACGCCTTAGCGGCATAATTAAGGGGG